GGTTGCGATATGTCCGATTTCTAAAAATCCCTGGGAGATCCCGGGAAATCTGAGATCGAAATGCTTTTGACCTGCGGTTTTATGGGCCCGCGAACCAGTCGACTGACGTGACGAGCTGCACCACATCGGCCAAGGGGCGGTCGCCCTTCTCGCTGTTGCACTTCCTCAGGCAGATGGGGCAGCCGGCCACGCCATGGATGGGCGCGAGGTTGTCGGGGTCGAGGCGTGCGCCGCCCTTGCTGACGGGGATGACGTGGTCGGTGGCGTCGGATCCGCTGTGGCCGCAGACGATGCAGACGTCGGATGCGGCGAGGATGCGGGCACGCATCTGCCGGTACTCGTAGCTGGTGAGCTCGTCCCGATCTGTGGCCACATCATCCCCTTGGCGCCCAGGTCGTCGGTACGATCCGTCCACCAACGCAGGAGGGGGGACGTCAATGCCGACGTTCAATGTGAGACCGGACATCGATGCTGCGGCCGCGAAGCTGAGCAGCACCCTGGGATCCAAGCGGGAGATCCAGCGTCTGCCCGAGGTGCTGTGGGAGGGCGAGACGGTCGAGATGCTCGCCACGGGGCAGTACGGCGGAGGGGCTGGGCTGGTCGCCATGACCAACCTGCGGCTGATCTTCTACAAGAACGGGATCATGCAGCAGAAGGTCGAGGACTTCCCCTACGGGAAGATCTCCTCGGTGCAGTGGCAGGGCGGCATGATCATGGGCACGCTCACGGTGTACACCTCGGGCAACCGGGCGGACATCAAGAACATGCCGAAGGACCAGGGCAAGGCCTTGGCTGATGACCTGCGTCGCCACATCGCTCAGGGGACGGCGCCTGGAGCTGTTGCTCCGGCCTATGCGCCTGCGCCTGTTGCTGCGGCGGCGCCGGACGTTGCGAGCCGGTTGGCCACGCTGGAACAGCTGCGCGCGCAGGGGCTGGTGTCAGACGAGGAGTACGCCCAGCGGCGGACTCAGATCCTCGACAGTCTGTAGGGCTGGCAGGCCGAAGCCCCAGCCGTTGAGTGGTCGGCTGGGGCTTCGGTGTGTGTCTGTGGTGCCGGTTGAGGGCACAGTTGTACACCCGGATCGTCACACGCTGGCTGACCTGCGGTCAAGCGGCTGAGCGTGCGCCGCGTTTGACGGCGAGGGCGGCGACGTCCCGGGCGGTGTACCAGGGGTGCCGTTCGGTGCCGCCGACGCGGGTGAGTTGGCCTCGGTAGACGAGGTTGCGGAGCGCGCCGGGGGTGATGCCGAGGGCGCGTTGGGCGTCGCGGGCGGTGTAGTAGCCGGGCGGGGCGAGGGGGTCGTCCATGTCTCCATGATGCGCGAGAGCCCCACCGCGACGGGTGCGGTGGGGCTGGTCTCGGCGTGGGGTCAGTGGCCGCAGTTCTCGGTCCACCAGCCGCATGTGGCGCAGTACTCGTGGACGCGGGCGATCAGGCGTCGGATCACGGGGTGTTCACCTCCCCGGCGATGTGGATGTGCGTGTGGCCGGGGCGGTCGGGCAGCTCCACCTTGTAGATCGACTTCCCCTTCTGGCCTTCGAGAGGGGTCACGCTTACGACGTCGTGAGCTGCACATTCGCGGCAGGAGGGGCGGTCCTCCCTCGGTGGGGGAGTGGCGGACGAATCGGACATGCGGCGGGCTGATCGCCAGAGGGCGACCGCCCCGGAGACGACGACCAGGAGCACCCCGGCCGCCTGGTCAGCGGCGAAGGCTGCACCGATCACGACCCCGCCGAGGGCGAAGAGGACGCATCCGCCGGCCGCCCGGGACGGCTCTGTCGGCTCGTCGTCCGGCGCCTTCTTCTTCGCGGCCATCAGAGGGCCGCGTACACGTGGTCGGCGACGTAGTTCGCAGCCTGCGCGAGGGGCACCGCGGCGAACCCCGCGACCCCGGCCGAGGTGCCGAGGGTGATGCCGCACCAGGCGCCACGCTTCAGTTCGCCCGCACCGTCGCCCGCCTTCTTCACGGCCGCGGCGAACACAGCGGTGAGGATGAGCACGAGGCAGTTCCCGGGGCCGGACAGGGGCACGAAAGTCTTGGCGGCCGCGAGCTGGCCGCCGCTCTCTCCGACGCCCCAGATCAGGGCCGCGTCGCCGAGCCAGTTGGACAGGCCGAGGACGGCGCTGGACGCGGTGCCGATGAGTCCGGCGACACCGAGGGTGGTGAGGCAGCCGTAGCACCAGGACGCGAGCCAGGGCAGCAGGGCGGATGCGTGGCGGGCCGGGTCCTTCATCAGTCGCTTGCGGCCGGGCCACCAGGTGACGACCTGGTAGGCGAGGAGGCAGATGCCGACGGTGACGCCGCCGTAGGTGACGTAGTTCAAGGTGGGTCCTCAGCGGTACATGGCCACGCCGAGCGCGGCGAGGGTGAGCACGAGGGCGACGGTCCCGGTGATGCGGGGGACGTCGTGGAGCGCGACGGCGCACAGCCCGAGGAGGGCGAGCAGGGCGGTGCCGGCGAAGAACGCGGCGAGGATCACGCCCGGGTCAGCTCGCTCTGGATGCGCTGGGCGCGCGGTTGGCCGATCGAGTACGTATCCCGCAGGGACCGGATCGAGGGTGCGCGGCCCTTGGCGAGCAGCTGCTCGAAGTCCTCGCGGGCGCGCTCGGTCAGCTCGTCCTGGCGGCCGTCGGCGCGCTCGTATCCGGGCGGGAGTGGCGGTGTATCCGCCGTATCCGTGGGCGTATCCAGGGCGGGCGGGCCGTCGTCGGCGCGTCCGTGTTCGTCCTGCTCGGGCCCGGGATACACCTCGGGGTACGCGGTGATACGCGGGAACTGTTCGAGGCTGGCGAACGGGCCGAGGACGGGCATGGCCGGGTGCTGCTCGATGGGCTCGGGGTCGGGCGTATCCCGGCGTACCTCGACGGACAGGTACGCCTCGGGTACGGCGGGTACGGCCGGGCCGTCGGCGGCCTCCGGGTGGTGTTCGGACAGCCGGTGAACCCGCCACAGGACGAGCGGGGCGACCGCCGAGACGGCGACGACGAGGGCCACGGATACGGGGAGGAGGCCGACCTCGACGAGGTGGCTCGCGGCGTTCACGGCGATGAGTACGGTGACGACGGCGAGGACGTCGCGGCGGGCCCTGAGGGCGGCGAGGGCGTACACGTCGAGGGCGGCCGGGACGCCGGCGGCGACGTAGGTGCCGAACCCACACGCGACGGCGAGGTTGTACTCGGCGGAGGCAAGGACGGTGAGGACCGCGGCAAGCGCGGCCCACAGCAGCGGGTCACGCTTCACGGCCGGCCTCCTCGGCGAGGATCAGCAGCCGGTCGGCGAGGGTGCGCAGCCGGTCGGCGTAGGTGTCGAGGTCGGCGGCCAGCTGGTAGACGGCGCGGGCGTCGAGCGTCCGCCCCAGGGGGTGAACGGAGACGCCGGGCGTGCGGCCGCCGAGGTGGGCCGGTCCGGGCGAGGCGTAGGGCGACTGCACGATCTCGGCCGAGAACAGGACGGTTCCGAGGTGGGTGCAGTCGACGGCGGGCCCGGCGTGGATGAGGTCGACGCGGAGGCTGTTGGGGTCGTGGTGTGTGTGGCCGGCGCACCAGGACGGCTCGGGGAGGGTCACCGGGCCGTGGTCGGCGGTGGCCAGGGTGACGGTGCGGGGATCGGTGCTCACTGGTCCTCCCCGGCGGGGAGGGTGACGGCCTCGGTCCAGGTCTTGCCGGCGTCGAGGGCGGCGTGGGCCTGGTCGACGGTGACGTATCCGGTGACGGGGTGTTCGGCGAGGCGCTCGCGCAGGTAGTTCGCGGTCCAGGCCGGGCCGAGGTCGGGGCCGTCGTCGAGGAAGTTCCGCAGGGCGATCCGGGCGTGTACGACGCGGGTGGCGAGCAGCCGGTCGTGTACGTCGGATCCGCCTGTGGTGGCCGGGTGCGGGAGGTCGATCGCTTCGAGGACGGCGGCGATGAGGTCGCGGACGTCGTCGGGGAGATTGGCGGTCACCGGGCCGCCGCCTTGCGGATGGTGCCGGTGACGCCGGCCTCGGTGACGCGCACGGTGAAGGTGCGGGTGGCCGAGCGGCGGATGACGCCTGCGGCGACGAGGCGCCGGGCGGGGCTGATCTGCGCGCATGCGGGCGCGCTAGGGTTCTTCCTGTCCATTACGAGGCCTATCTCGTGGTGGGAAGTGCCGGGGCGTGTCAGCGCTCCGGTGCGGTAGGGGTCGGGCGGCGCGCGCGCCTCGGGTGTTCCACCACCCGGGAGCTGCTGTCCGGCCCCGCTTCTATTCGGTTGTCGGGTACTTCTTGATCGCGTTGCTGACGGCGGTGTAGCTCTTCCCGACGTCCTTGGCGACCTTGTAAACGCTGCCGAGTTCGGCCTTGCCGTCGGCGAGGGCCTGGGCGCGTCGCTTGGCGGCTTCGAGTAGCTGCGACTGGAGCTGTTCCACCAGCTCGTCCTCACGCTGGAACCGAACCCGCCAGGGTTCTTCGGTCACAACGCGGACACTATCACAGGGGGGTGTGATAGTCACGCGTTCTCCTGCTCCGGCTGGTGGTGCAGGAGCAGCAGCCAGTCCTGCTCCGTGGCGTACACCGCGTGGCACCACTCGCACACCAGCCTGGTCTGCCCCGGCTGGTGACGGATGACCGCCCCGCAGATCACGCCCGACGAGTCGATCGACACGCACTGGCCGATCCGTCGGCCGCGCTCCGGGAGGGCGCCGACGATCGACAGCGCGGCGCCCTCCATCTCGCGGACCTCCCGGGCCAGATCGCCGGCCGCCGGGTACGACGCGGCGATCCACGACAGTTCCATCCCGAGCCAGCGCGCCGCGGCCAGCACGCGCCGCTCAACGCCCCCGGTGACGGCGGGCTCGCCCCAGCCGCGCACCCGCTGCACGTCCGACCGCCAGCCCTCCAGGACGAGGGCGATGCCGCCGTAGCGAAGGTCGAGGACAGCCTCGTCAACGGGCAGGCCCGGCTCGGTGCGGCTGGTCGAAACGCGCTCGCCGCTGCCGCGGGCGGCCGGGGTGAGGAACCCGGCCAGCGCCGCGTACAGCTTCGGCATGCGGTCGAGGCGCTCGGCCAGGGCGAGCGTGTCTCCGGGGCAGAGGTAGCCGTGCTCGAGGGCGCGCTCGCACAGGCCGCAGGCCGCGCTCACGCGCGGCTCCGGTGCTGCAACCGGTAGAGGCGGAAGGTGTTCAGGTACCGGTCCCCGGCCGCGCCCTTCAACGCGGCCTGGGCAGCGGTGGCGGAGCGGCGGGCGTCCTTGCTTGCCCAGTAGGCGTGCAGGACGTTCATGCCCTGCGAGCCGAGGGCGAGCCCGATGGCCAGCATTGAGATCTCGTTCGAGGTCACGTCGACTCCTAGGTCAGAAGGGCGGGTTGTCCGAGTAGCCCGCGCCCTGCGCGGCGGGCTGCTGCTGCGGCTGGCCGTTGCCCCAGCCGCCCGCCTGCTGCTGGCCGTTGGCGGGCTGCGCGTTGGACCACGGGTCAGCTGTTTCACTTGAAACACCTGCCGCCCGCTGGCCGCCGCCCGCCGGGTTCTTCGTCACCTTGGCGGTGGCCCGGGCGAGGGTCGGCCCGACCTCGTCGACGTCCAGCTCGTACACGGTGCGCTTCACGCCCTGGCCGTCCTCGTAGGACCGCTGCTTCAGCCGTCCCTGGACGATGACGCGCACGCCCTTGGCGAGGGACTCGGCCACGTTCTCGGCGGCCTGCCGCCACACCGAGCAGGTGAGGAACAGAGCGTCGCCGTCCTTCCACTCGCTGGTCTGCTTGTCGTAGACGCGCGGGGTGGAGGCGATGCGGAACTTGGCGACGGCCGCGCCGGCCGGGGTGAAGCGGAGTTCGGGGTCGTCGACCAGGTTGCCGACGACGGTGATGACGGTCTCGCCTGCCATGGCGGGCTCCTTCTGTGGTGTGCTGGAGGGAGGCCGGGCCTGATACGAACAGGCCCGGCTGACTAGCGGCCGATGAACAGCTGAGGCAGGGCGGACAGTTCGCGCCAGGCCGCCCTGTACGCCTCGACGGGCAGCAGCTCGGCGACCTCGGCCGAGCTGCGGAGAGGACGGTCGTAAGCGTCCTCGAAGTCGGCTGGGAGGCGCTCGGCTTGCTCGTCGTAGCCAGTCCGATCGAAGACAGACAGGGCCAGAGGCCTCACCGTGCCAGCGAACCGGACGCCCCGGACGTAGACAGTCGCTCCGATCTCTCGGGTGGTCACCGAGCGGTGGACCTTGAGGTCACCGTGCTCCGCGCGGGACGTATCCCGCCGGGCGCCTTCGTGGATGCGGGCCGTCACGTACTCGGCCACCAGCGGATGCCGCAGGTAGGCGTGCTCTGGTGCCAGGACGAACCCGCGGCGCAGCTGGTCGCCGAGCTGCCAGACGACGTGCAGGTGCTCCTTGGCGTCGTCGCAGCGGTCGGGGTGGTAGTTGACGACGCCCCAGGGCTGCCCCTGGATGCGCCCCTCGGTGTTGACGGCCGGCGCTTCGACGAGCTGGCGAAAGATGCCCTGGGTCATCTGCTTCGCGCCGACGTTCAGGGTGCGGATCTGGACGAGGGCCGTCTCGATGGACGTGTTGCTGGGTGTGGGCTGGGTGCTCATGGGTGCTCCTGGGCGATCGGGTTGTTTCCCTTTTTTCCATGCGATGCAGAGCCGGGGGTCTGCGGGAGGGCGACGGCTGCTCACGGTCCGCGCACGCTGACCCTTTCCCTTGGTTACAGAGAGTAATAATTTCTTCTAGAATGGCTTTATAGGAGACCTGTAAGTAATCAAGGGCGGTTCTGGGGCCTTCCTGAGGCATGGAATTAATGGAAAGAACTCACCTCCGCTCGGCCTTGAACGTGTCCGGGTGGGCAACAAAGCGCGCCTTGGGCGGGCGCCCACGTGCCCCCTCCGGCCTCGGTGGCGGATCGATCCGCCGCACCCACCCCGCGTGCTCCAAGACCCCGAGGGCGGCGTCGACGTCCTCCATGGCGGTACACCACTTCTGGCCCCGGACGGCCTTCTCTACGTCCTTCGCCGCGAACCGGCCGCGCTGGTCGGCCCGGCGGATCCAGTCCAGGACGGCCCTCGCAGGCCCGAGCTTCGACTGGCGCTCCTCCGACATGAGGTCGGCGACCAGGCGTGCGTGCTGGATCAGGTAGGGCACCAGGGCGATCGCGTCGCCCATCACCTCGCCGCTCACGGTCAGCGTGGTGGGCTCCTCGTACAGGGCGAGCACCGCAGCGATCCGCAGCACCTGCCCAGGCAGTTTCTTCGCCCAGCCCTCGACGGCGGCGAGGTCGCCGTGCGCCTTGTGCCGGGGCTCCAGCGCCTCCCAGAACGCGCGGAACAGCCCTTGTGCCGTCGAGTCCAGGCTCATGACCCGGTACTCGGGGTCGTCGTGGACGGCCTGCATCAGGCGGACGACGGCACTGTTGTACGCCGCGCTCACCTCATGAGGGATGGGGTCGCTGTCGTATGACCGGTCACCGACCCGACTGGTTGGCATGGCGAAGATGAACCGCGCCATCAGGCCTCGGGCCTCGAAGACGTCACCGGTCTCGCCCATGCCGGTCAGGAACCCGGGCTGCACGGCCAGGCCGAGGCTGAGGTTCGGCCGCTCAAGCAGCACGGGCGGACCGCTCTTGCGGTTGACCGAGTGCGTCTCGTGGCTCCACGCCTTCAGCACGATCTCGGGGTTGGCGTTCTTCGAGTACCGGCCGCCGACGTTGCCGAGGAAGGAACCCTCGGTGGAGAGGATCGCGAGCCGTTCGCCCTGCTCGGCGATCAAGTCGATCGCGGCTTCGGGCGTGGTGTCGTCCGCGACGAGCTGGGTGTGCACCAGCGGGTCGCCGAGTTCCTCCAGCTCCGAGTAGACCGCGTCCAGGTTCTGCTTGGCCTTGGCGCGGGCGGCGGAGTCGCGCGCCTTGACCACGCGGTTCTCGGCTTCCGTGACGGCGGACTCCACCATCTTCCGGTTGCGACGGTCCTTGACGACGGCGACCTTGTCGGCCTCCCTGCGTCGCTTCTCCTCCGCGTAGATGGGCTTGCCCATCAGACCCAGAGCGGGGGACTTCATCTCTCCGGGGGCGGCGACGGGCATCGTGTACAGGGTGACGGGCTCCGTCCAGTCGGGCTTCGGGCTGACCGCCCGGCGCCCACCGATCGCGGCAGAGGCCGCAGCCATCCCGAGCCACGCCGGGAGGTCGACGGGTACCTGAAGGCTGGTCGCCACCGCCTCGGCCATGACCCCGATACCCCGAAGCCGGGCGGAGTCGAGCGGCAGGGGCGCCGGCGGCGCGAGCGGCACCGGCTCGTCCCACCCGCCGCCGTCCTCGGGGTGGACACCAGTGGTCCAGTCCGCTGACTGGCTGCCTTCGTCCGCGTTGAACGAGGCCCACATGTCATCCTGCGGGGCCTCGTCGCGCCGCTCCTCGTCCTTGAGACACCGGCGCTTCACCTCGCCGAGTACGGGCGCGGGCAGGCGGCCGGCCGGACCGTGGGTAGGTCGGCCTGCGGCGGCGCGCATGATGTCGCGGGCGGCCTCGCCCGTGTTCCCGCTGTAGTGCAGGTGCGCGTACAGCGTGCCGACGGTGAGCTTCTGTCCGGCGGGCTGCGCCCCAACGGGGAGGTCGGAGCGCTCCGACCAGTTCACGGCCACGTGGTCGTCGCACAGCAGGCTGTAGGCGCTGCTCGGCCCGTCGCCTCCTGCGGTGGGGCGCAGCCACTTCTCGCGGCCGCCGGTCTGTCCGACGTAGGTCCAGCCCTCGGGTTCGAGGAGGTCGCGGAACGTCAGCATGTCGGCGAGGACGTCGAGCGGCCCGTCCCCACTGTGCAGCCCGGAGGGGCGAGCGGCGCGCGGCGGCGGCACGGACGCGCCCGTGCGCTTCGCCTTGCGCTGCTGCTTCTCCCGCGTCGCCTGTTCCAGGAGTTCCCGCGCGGCTGGGGCGAGGTCGGCGACGGCCGCGGCGAGGTCAACCAGCTCGTGCACCTCGCCCGTGCCCGGGCCGATCGCGGTCGGCCGCTCCAGCCCTTCCTTGCGGTTGACCGTGCCGGGGACCTTCATCAGGCGGTCGAGGTTGCCGACCTCGACGTCCCACGACCAGCCGAGTCGGTAGGCCTGCGCGGCGAGGACCGCCTGGAGACCGGTGGTCACGGCCTTGGCGCGCTGTCGGTCCTCGTCGGTCTGCACGAGGTGGTTCTCGGCGAGGACCCAGACCGGGTTGTAGCCGCCGCCGGTGTGCGCCCACCCGGACGGCGTGGGCAGGCCGGACTCGGCGATGACCTTCTGTACGCCCTCAGGGTCGGGCGGTGCGGGCAGGTCGTCGGGGCCTGGCTTGTGGCCGATGGTGCCGTAGTCCCCGTCAGCCCACAGGTGGGTCAGGCCGTAGGCGAGTTCCTCGCCACCGCGTCCTTCGGTGGGCTTCTCGCGGAGTGTGGTGACCTGCGCGTACACGCCCTTGGCGCCGCGCTTGTCCAGGGCTACCGCATAGTCGGCGGCGGCGGCGAGGCCTGCCTCGTCGGTGGTGAAACGGCGCCCGGCCCATCCGTCCTTGTCCGAGCAGATGCTGAGGTAGCCGGGGCACCCGCTGTACAGGTGCGTCAGCCAGTCGTACACGACCTGGTGCTCAGCGGTGGGCGGGCCCATCTCATCGGTCACGTTGCACCGCCGGGAAGTAGTAGACGCCGATCGGACGGCTGATGCAGCGCGAGATGCGGGGGCAGACGCGCGGCGCCGAGGCGAGCCCGGCGGCGTGGACGTGCTGGTGGTCGCAGAACGGGCAGGCCACGACGAGCAGGGCGCGGGGCTCGCCGTCCTCGTACTGGGTGTCGCGGTAGGCGACGAGGTGGGCCGCGGCGGCGGCCATGCCGAGCCGAACCGGGGGCGGCTGGATGTCCGCCTGGTCCTGCTCGGTGTCCTCCCCGAAGAGCGGGAAGACCGTGGTGCTGCTGTTCACGAACGTGCTCTCTTCTACGAGCGGGGCCAGTGAGGTTCGTGAGTGCGCGCGTGGCCCCGGGCCTGGGGGATGGCCCGGGGCCACGCCGCGCTCCCGGGGATCAGTCGGGAGCCGGGAGGGTGGTCGTCATCTGGGCGTGGTCGGCGCAGAAGCGCCGGACGTTCCGGCGCACCTCGTCCGCGAGGTACGCCTGCCGAGTTCCGGCGGGGACCTCGATCTCGATGCACCGGGCGGACAGGTAGAACCGCGCGGCGATCGAGTGCGCGAGTCCGAAGCCGTGTTGCAGCGCGTCCTCGCCGAGCCGGACGACGGCCGTGTGGCAGTCGGTCGACCGCTTGGTCTGCTCGTACAGGTCGGCGCTCACCTGGGAGCTGCTGTCGTACCGGCCGGTGAGGTCGACGACGGCGACGAGCCGGACCTCGGGGACGAGCACCTCGACGCGGCGACGCTCCGGAGCCGGAGGCTCGGCGGGGACCGAGGAAAGGCGGGGGGTGCTGTCGGTCGGCCACTGGCCGGGGCGGCGTTCGGTCATGCTGCTGCCCTCCTGTCCTCGGGCTGGTGGAACGCGGTGCGGATTGCTGCGCGCTGCCAGTCTTCGAGTGGGGGCGCCGCATCCACGATGCGCTCGATGCGTGCCCAGTAGGCGGCGTTGCGGACAGGGTCGGCGAAGCGGACGGGCCGGTCGGTGGCCGGGCGGCCGGGGGTGCCCACGAGCTGCACACCCCCGGCCGACACGGCCGAGCCGGAGGCCGTCATGCCGCAGCCTCGGCGATGGCGCGGAGGCGACCAGGCACAGCGAGCGCGGTCGTTCTGGCCATCTGCGGGTCTCCACCGGCGCGCAGGTTCTCGGCCAGCAGGTCGAAGATGTAGCCGTATCCGTCGCCAGCCTCGGCGCGGGCGTGCTCGACGGCGGTGTACGCCCAGAGGCGATCGGCGACGGCGTCCGTCAGCACCTTGGTCAGTTCCGGGGTGGTCTTGAGGACGCCGAGCACCTCCGGCATGACCTCGGGCAGGGCGTCGCAGATGTTGTCGAGCGTCGCGGCCGGGGTGCTGGTGGTGAGCGCCTCTGTGTACGCGGCGTTGGCAACGTAGAGCGCGCCGGCGAGGGCTGTGATGCGCGGCTCGGTGTCGGCGCTGCTGATGGTCGTGCTAGTCGACGGCGTCGTTGCCGTCGTGGCACTGTTGGACATGAGGATCCTTTCGCAGCGGCGTTTGGGGGCGGCCTGGCAGTTGGCCCCGGCGTCGCTGTTTTTCAGTTAGCGCTGGTGAGAGGTGACTCGTTCGGCGTTGGCGTCGAGGTGGCCTGGCAGCTGTTCCTCGGCGCCTTCGCTCTTGCTGTTGCTTTTGGCTAGTAGCTCCTGGTCGAACGCCTGGACGGCCGTGGCGGGGTAGAGATACCGCCGGCCGACCTTGGCGCACTTGGGGCCGTAGCCGACGTGCCGCCAATACCTGACCGTTCCTGGAACAGTGCGGTAGTGGGCGGCTACCTCGGCGGTCGTGAGGTAGTGATCCATGATCAACTCTTCTCGGGGATGAAGGTCCATCCCTTTCCATCCCTACTGGGGATTCTGTGTCGCCTGGGTAGGAGGGTACCCGCTCGCGGATGCCTGTCAAGCGTCTGTCAACCTTGCCAGGGGTCAGATTGTCGGTACTCTCAATCCTCATGAGGGATAAACGCGAGCCAACGCAGCCCAACGCTGTACGGGGCGGCTCAGAGGAGGGGCTGGCGGACCGGCTGCCGAAGACCCTGGGCGCGCGACTGCGCACGGCGCGCATGGCTGCTGGGTTCTCTCAAGGGAGCGCGGCTCTGGCAATGGCCGAGCGCGGGTTCTCTTGGCGGCAGTCGACGGTGGCGAAATCCGAGGCGGCCGATAGGCCAGTGCTCTTTGCTGAAGTTGCCGCGCTCGCCCAGCTCTACCGTCGGCCTATCGAGTATTTTCTCTATCCGGGCACGGAGCTGGATTCGCTATTGGATCAAGCGGTGGCCGAGCTGAGGTCGCTTGCTGGGGCACTGGAGGAAGCGCAGCAGCACGTCGAGATGCTGAAAAGTGATATGCGGCTACACGAGTGCAATGCCGGACTCATTCACTCGCTGGTGCGCTATCGCAACACCAGTGACGGAGGGCTGCTACTCGCTGACCTGCAATTTCTCTTGCTGGACTACGGCAGGATGGTGCTGGAGATGGACGACGTCTACGAGTCAATTGGGCTCAGTGAAGAGCATGTCGCGATCATCGACGATGAAGTCCTAACCGAGCTTGCCAAGGCTGAGGAAGCAAGGTACCAAAGGCTCTCCGAGGAGGACTTGCAGTGGGAGAGCCCCGAGCTTCTAAACAACCTATCCGCTATGGCGCAGAAGGAGGATGTCGACGACTCGTTTGTTCACTTCATGCGCAAGTCAACGCCGTGGCCCGACTTCGTTAGTGTGCAGCTTGCTGATCTAGTGATGGGGGCCATTGATCGACAGCGCGAGGAGGGCTGACCCTAGCCCCGCTTCCACTTGAACACGACTGCGTCGTAGTCGAAGTACCCGCCGTCCGGCATGCGGCCCGGGCGCGGAGTCTTCAGCGTCACCTCCAGCGCAGCCCGCAGCACCGCGCGCTGCCGGTCCAGGCCGAGCGCCTTCCACGCCTTCCGCACATCCGGCGCACCCACCAGCGCGGCGAGCGGATCGGCCGTCGCTGCCTGCGCCAGCCGAACGGTTACGCCCTCGAGCTGCGCGCGCGCCGTGTCCATGCCTTCCGTGAACGGCGCCAGCTCCAGCTGGCCCGCACCGAACAGCCCGCCCAGGTCCCGCATCCGGCCGCGGATCGCCTCGGCCTCCGCCTGCAACCCGGACACGTCGACGTCCCCCGGGCTGGGCAGCAGCAGGTCGTGCGCGTCGTCGCGTGACAGCCGCTCGACGATCGTGTCCTCGACGAACTGGTCCGTGGTCTCCGCGCGCCGGCCGCCGCCGTGCCCGGTCTGGCACCGGTAGGACGGGTAGCTGCGGCCGCCGGACTGGGTGACGTACACGAAGTGCGGGCAGTCCCCGCGGCCGCACCGGTACAGCAGCGAGCCCAGCCACTTCGGCGTCGCGCCCGGGGTCGTCGTCCGCGCCGGGTCCTTCAGGATCGCCACGACGGCCCGGTACTTCGCCTCGTCGACGATCGGCTCCCACTTGCCCCGGCCGACCTCCTCGCCGCGGTAGACGGCGATCCCGGCGTTCCTCGGGCGCAGCAGCATGTCGCGCATGTCGGTGTGGCTGACCGGATTCCCGCGGGTGGTGAGGACTCCCTTGTCGGCGCACCACTTCACCAGCGACCGGATCGACGCGCCGGACAGCATCTCGTCCGTCCAGTGGCGCAGCGCCTCGGCCTCCTCGGGCACGGCCTTCATCATGTCGAGCTCGGGCGCGTCGACCTCCTCGCCCGTCTTCCGGTCGACCTTCTTCTTCGTCTCGCCGGTGGGCATGCCCCAGCCGAACGGGCGGATGCCGCCCATCCACTCCCCGGCGAGGGCCTTCTGTCGGCGGGCCCGGGCGACGCGCTCGCCCTTGTGCTCGGACTCCTGGCGGGCGACGGCGCCGAGGATCCGCGCGGTCATCCGGCCGGACGGCGTGGCCAGGTCGACGGTTCCGGCCTGCACCGTGTGCGTCGAGATGCCGCGCTTCTCCGACAGGTCGATGTACTCCTCCAGCTCGACGATCGAGCGGGTCAGCCGGTCGGTGTGCCAGACGATGACGACGGTGGCCTTGCCCTCGTCGAGGTCGGCGAGCATCCGCCGGTAGGCCGGCCGCTTCTTCCCGGAGAACGCGGAGATGTCGTTGTCGACGTACACCTCGAGGACGTCCCAGCCGTTGCGGTTGGCGAGGGCCTCGCAGTCCTCGCGCTGGCGGTCGACGCCGAGGCCGCCGCCGGTGCGGTCCTGGCTGATGCGGCAGTAGATGAGCGCGCGCGTCCGGCCGCCCGCCGTCTGGGTGGTCTTCATGTTCTGAGTGTGGCTCACCAGTGGTGTCTTTGTCCGGGGTTCGGGAACCCCAATCTACGGCTATGACGCCACTCAAAGGATCATGCTGCGGAGACTTCCCGGCATCACGGGAAGTGCCCTCTGAGCTGCGGCTATGTGAGTCGATCCGACGCCGCTGGCTCCCACCTTGGAATCCAAGGTTGGGTATGAAAACGGCCCCGGTCGGCAGCGGGATGCCGGCCGAGGCCGCGGTTCCCGCCCGCTCCCAACAGCACGGGGTACGGGGCGGGCGGGAGATCAGCCGCTCGTCTGGCGGTGCAGAGCGAGCTCGTACAGGGCCTTGGCGTCCGGGCAGTAGTCGCGGTGGGTGCAGCGGGCGCACGTCGTGATGTGGATGCCGTGCACGCGCCTGGCCTCCCGCCGCGTGCAGGGACGGCAGCCGCGCGGGTGCCACCGGTTCAGGGTTCCGCCGATGACGCTGAGCCGCGGGCCGAGGACCACTGTGTCGGCGCCGCCGCACCACACGCACCGCTTCCCCTCGACTCGCTCCGGAGCAAGGTCGGCCGCCTTGGGCACGCGCAGCATCTCGGCCGCGTTCACGAAGCCGGGGTGCACGGCGGGTCCGCGATCGGGGCGAGGTCGAAGGCCTGGCGGCAGGAGTAGCAGGCGTTCAGCACGGCGCCGCTGGTGTCTCGGACCCGGCGCGTCGTGGTGCTGTACGCCTCATGCCAGGCGCACCACTGGACGCCGACGGATGGGGGGATGTTCACGGGAGCGGTGGGCTGCGTAGGCTCGGGCACGTCGACTCCAACCAGTCGGCCAGCCCCGGGGCCGTTAGCGCGGTCGCCGGGGCGCTACATGTGCAAGCCACCGTAGGCAGCCTGTACACCCCTGTCCACGGATAGCTATGCCTAGGTATCTCTATGCCCTGATACGTCCGCATATCTAGAGTCGGATGGGTGATCGACTACGACCCGACCCGGCCCAAGTGGGAGCAGATCGCCGAGGTGCTCCGCGAGCGCATCGCCAGCGGCGAGATGCCGCCCCGCTCCCTCGTCTCAGAGGTCCAGCTCGAGGCGGAGTTCGACGTCGCACGCGGCACCGTGCGGAAAGCGACCGCTGCCCTGCGCGAGGAGGGCCTGATCACCACCACGCCCGGCATGGGCAGCTTCGTCGCCGACCCTCGGACATGACGAAGCGGCCCCGCCCTCCCACGGGGGGAGAGCGGGGCCGCTGTCACAGGTGCCAGGGTGTGAGATCGAGTTCTTGTGGTGCTTCGGGCGGGGGCCCGGCCGGTGTCTCGGGGCCGACCCGGCGAGCCCACCCCCACAGGTCGAGGTACGCGCGGGTCAGCAGCTTGCGCTGCGTGCGTTCCTCCCGCACCTCCCGGTCGAGCCGGTCGGTGATCGCCGTGAAGTCGGAGCGCCGGTTCGTCGCCCTGCTCTGGGTCCACGACAGCAGACCCACCACCAGCGCGACCGCGCCGCCGACCATTGCCCCGATGTCCATCAGCCTCGAACCTTTCTCAGGTACGGCGGGGGCGGGTCGTCCATCCCGGACACCAGCACCACGCCGATCGTGAACGCCCCCCACCCGCACGCCGATCCGACCGCCGGCGGGAACGTCCCGGCGGCCGCCGCCGTGAAGACGCCGGCCCACAGCCCAGCCGGGGTGGCCAGCGCCACGAAGCCGACGGCCTGCACGCGCGGGCAGTTCACGACCAGCCCGGCGAGGGCGGCCGTGCAGCCGAGGACCACCCACATCCAGCCGAGTGCGTCGAGGGGGATGTGCCGGGTGAGGTCGGCCAGCCCGCGGGCCGTGCCGTAGCGCGGGTTGTCGACGATGCCGAGCCCTCCGTATCCGGCCCAGCCCAGGCCGACGACGACGAGGAAGGCGCGGCGGCGGGAGAACGCCGACCGCGCCGCCACGCCCCGCATCAGCTGTCCGAGCGCGGCGTATGCGGCGCTGCCCACCCTGCGACAGCCGCGGCGGCCGCCGGGACCAGGGCGAGGACGAACGGCTCCAGCGCGTCCGGCATGCCGGAGATCAGCGACGGGTCGTCGGTGACTGCGCCGAGGACTGCGAGCCCGGCGAGGCTCGCGAGGTACGCCAGGACGGAAGAGGCCTTGACCTTCTTCTCGATCGGGGCAGAGGGAGAAGCCATGACGAATCGTTCCTTCCGGATCAGGCGACGACGGTGAATCCGTAGCGGTCGCCGAGCTTCGTGAGTGAGGCCTTGCCCGGGACGCCGTCGGCGGCCGAGCCGGTGTAGCCGAGGTGGCGCTGCCACTTCGCGTAGGCCTCGACGGTCGTGGTGCCGTAGTGCCCGTCGAGGTACGCCTTTGCGAGGTAGCCGGCGTCGACGAGGGCGGTCTCCACGGTCTTCACCCCGGCGTAGGTGACGGGCGTCCCGGCCGCCTTCGGGTTGGACTTCGCGGCGGCGGCCAGCTTCGACAGCGACACCTTCGGCTTCGCCGGGGTCGGCAGCGGCGTGGTCGCGCCCCCGGTGCCCAGCCGCTTCGCGATCGCGGCCTGGACCGCCGTCCAGTCCATCCCGGGCCCGCGCGGGTCCACCTTGCCCGGCTGCCAGTCGAGGTGCCGGATCACCGAGCGGAAGCCCCACCCGTGCGCCCGGCAGAGCGCGGCAGCGGCCCGCACGATCGCGTCTACCTGCACGGCCGGCCAGGGGTCCTTGCCGTCGCCGAGGTTGACGCACTCGAAGCCGTAGAAGCGGGCGTTGCCGTCGACGCTCGCTTCGTCGTCGGCGGGCGGCGCCTTCTCGGCGATGACCGCGGCGAGGACATCGGGGTCGCCGAGCCCGGCGTGGTTGGCGCGGCCGTTGCCGACGAGATGGACGGTCCCGTCCTTGGCGATCACGCCGTGGCACAGTGGCCCGGGCAGCGTGCTGTGCCCGTTGAAGCAGAGCTCGACCGAGGTCGTTGTGCCGGTGGTCACCGTGTGGTGGATGACCACCCCCTGGACCGGGCCCCACGCGCCCTTGTGGTTGCGGTTGTTCGTGCGCCAGCCGGAGTGCCCGACGACGTTGACGCCTTCGGCCTCGAGCGCGGCGACCAGCTGGTCGGCGGTGAGCGGAGTGGACATGGTGCTCCAGACATGACGAACGCCCCGGCCGTCGGCGCGGGGCGTTGTTGGTAGTGGCGGGCGGGCTACGGCAGTTCGGCGTACCGGGCCCGGTAGTCGGCGTCGTTGTAGGTGCCGAGGTACTGGAACAGCCCGACGCTGATGGCCTGCCGGATCACCCACCAGCCGAGGCGTACCTGGGGGTCGTTCGTGCCGTCGACGAGGGCCAGGAGCTGGCCGTCGTCGCTGCCCACTGTGGTGCTGCTGAGGAACTCGGAGGCGATGAACGCGCCGTTGGTGCCGTCGTACTGGACGGCCTCGAGGCGGCTGGTTATGACGGGCATGTGGTGCCTCTCAGGCGATGCGGCGGAGGGAGATCCACGAGTCGGCTTCCATGACGGTCGCGGTGGCGTTCGACACGGTCTGCGCCCAGTCGATGGAAACGGTCCCGCCGTTGGTTGTGATGAGTCGGCCGGCCCCGTGGTTGGCCTGGGCGGCCGCGGTGGACGGAGTCGAGAACTGGGTCTCCACGCCGAACGCGATACGGGTGGAGGTACGGGCGTCGGAGTCCGCGACGGAGGTGCCGGCCAGGCGGCCCGTCACCGTGTACGACCCGGTCGCCCCGGACGGGACGGTGACCTTGATGTCCATGTCGGCGGCCGGGTCGCCGGAGATCCGGAGGTAGAACTCGATGCGGTACTCGGCGTTGGCCGCGACCGTGAGCACCAGCTCCGGGTCTGCGGCCACCACGATGTTCGACGCCCTGGACGTGGACACCGTCTTGCGGGCGTCGAGCGGCACCATCGACATGAGCAGGTCCGCGTCGAGCAGGTCGCCCGCGAAGATCTGCGGCCACTGAGACATGGTGAGGGCCTCCTACAGGGGGACGATGCACGGGGTGGCCAGCCGCACGCCGGTCCCTGCGGTCTGGGCCTTGACGATGCCGTTGACGGACCGGGTGGCCGTCACGGTCTGCGGATTGACCACGATGAAGTTGGCGTAACGGATGGCTGCGGTGGCGCCATTGGTGTTGCCGGTCACCCGGATCGACCTGGTGCCGAACGAGTTGGCCGCCGTGATCGAGGTGTCGGTGGCGGCGATGTGCCATACGTCCGGCTCGGCCTGCGTGGCGGGCCAGGCCTTCACCCGCAGGGCACTGCCGGTGGCCTGGAAGCGGAGCCGGATGAAGGTGCCGGCGGTGTGGGTGTAGCCGGGCACGGTGTACGTCCCGAGGTCCGTGCCGACGCCCGCGACCAACTTCCGCAGGACGACTGTGGCGGTGTTGGTCACGGTGAACGCGACGCGCGCCATGTACATGTTGTCGGAGTCGAGCATGCGCGCGGTGGGCGCCGCGTACAGGCTGTCGCCGGTGGCCGTCGCCGAGGTGCTGACGTCGCAGTACATGTCGAAGTCGGCGTGCACGGCCGGGATGGAGACGCGGCGGCTGACGTCGACGGTGGCCAGCAGCTGGGTTCCGTAGCCGGAGCCGACGCTGAAGTCCGACGCCGAGCCGCCGACGACTGTCCAGGCCGGGCCCGAGTTGGGCGACCCCCAGCCGTTCGACACGGTCCTGCTGAAGAGGTCGTTCAGCCACGGGGTGATCGCCGTGGCGGTGACGACTTCGCCGCCCAGGCGGACGTCGAAGGGGAAGGCTGCGGGCCGGATCGCGGTGGTGATCCACCGCTGCTGGGCGGTGGTGAGGAAGTGCAGCGCGGTGGCCGTGCTGGTGGCGGCCGCGGCGAGCACGGTGCCCGCGGTGTCGGCCCGCCCGCGGGTGGTGTCGCCGACGACTCCGACGGTCCACGGTGCGGCCGGCGTGCATGTGGCGTACCAGTCCCACCCGTACTGGTCGAAGGATTCGCTGTAGCCCTGCACGATCAGGTCGACGTCGCCCGGCGGCACGTCGGCGGGCAGGTCGGTGAGGCGGATGACGTCGCCCTGGTCGACGGCCATGACGGCGTCGGCCAGGTGCGGGGCGGCGGCCAGGTCGACGTGCACGACCGGGTAGCGGGGGGCGTCCCAGGTGCCGAGGTGCAGCAGCCATCCGGCGATCGGCCCGGCCTGCTCGTCGGTGGCGAGGGACCGCTGCACGCTGGTGTCGTAGCGGCCGATGCCGTCGGGCGGTGCCTGCACGGACAGGGGGCCGTCCTCGAGGACCACGCGCGCCGCACTGCCGTCGATGCGGGTGACCGTGACGTCGTTGTTGACGTCGGCGTCATCGGCGATGGGCTCCAGCGGCGGGGCGATCTCGCCGTCCGTGGTGTAGCTGAGGGTCAGCGCGGGCGTCTGGTTGTACAGGGTGGTGCGGCCGCGGTACCGCAGGGCCGGGCGGGACCGGTGCTCCATGAGAATGCCGCCGTCGGAGTCGCCGCACTCCCCGAACAGTTCGAGCAGGGTGAGCATGCGCTGCGCGCCCATCTCCTCCTGGTCGGCGATGATTCCGCGCACGCTGACGGGCACGTTTTCCTCACTGCCCAGGCGCACCAGGCGCTGCCCTGCGTACTCCGGCGTCCACGCGTCCAGGGCGCTGGTGTAGGCGGACGTCGTGGTGGTGCCGAACACGGCGATGTGCCCCATGGCCATGCCGTCCAGCTCGGCGGAGAACCCCCCGGGCGGCGAGCCGACGTTGGTGACGCGGCCCGCGGTGCCCGCGACGGTGTTGGTGTAGGAGCCGGCGCTGCCGTGGATGTCCGACCACACGACCGTGTACGTGACGGTGCCGCCCGACTCGGAGACGCGGAAGTGGGAGGCCACCCACGTGCCGAAGATGTTGTTGCTGGTGCCGATGCCCTGGTCGACAACCGTGTTGCCGTCGACGTCGATCCCGAAGATCTTGGACTGGCTGTCCTTGGACTGGATGCGCCACTCGCGCACGGTCCCGCTCGTGTTGATCCGCATGATCGTGCGCAGGGTGGTGGGCGGCGGGGTGTCCAGTCGGTAGACCCATGCCACCTGCCAGCCGGTCGTCGCTCCGGCCGGGGCGGGCACGGTGCCCTGCATGACGGCGGACGGCCCGGTGCCAGCCGCCCACACGGGCAGCGCGCCGGATGAGATCAGGTCGCTGTTGGCCGCCCAGTTGACGCCGGTCAGCGTGAGCGGTGCGACGCCGGGGATAGGCGAGTAGGCGCGGGTGGCCTGGGCGCCCTCCTCGAGCGGCCAGTAGGCGAGCGGGCTGTAGGCAGGGATGCGGCGGCGCAGCGGGGACTGGAGCGCGGCGGCGCCCTGCCCGAGGCGGCGCAGGATCCCGGCCGCCTCGACCGGTACCCAGCGGTCTTGTCCGGAGACGTCCCACCGAGGCGGCCAGGTGGAGATCTCCCCGACCATCCGGTCCGAGCGCTTGCGCACCGTGGCCGTGCCGTTGACGGTCCACACCCGACCGACGGAGTCGGTGAAGCCGGTGGCGCCGTGCGCCAGGGGGCGAAAGTCGGCGTCGGCGACGAGGGTGCCGTCGATGCCGGACCGGACCTGGAAGCGCGTTGCGCTCCCGACGAACGGCGTCCTGGGCGGGGTGGTCGAGGCGTCGCTCGGCCCGATGCGCAGCGCACTGGTGGTCGACTGGAGACTGGTCGTGCCGGCGCCGACGATATCCGTGAAGAGCTGGGTCCACGGGCCGGTGATGGTGTCGCCCTGGTAGAAGCGCACCGTGTGCCCGGCCGCGCCGTTGTCGACGTCGAGGGTGACGCGCAGGACCGCGCCGCCGTAGCGTTCGATGCTGATGTTCGTGGAGTGCACGAGGGCGCCGGAGTCGAGCCAGATGAAGGTGATGTTGCCGTCGAAGTAGCGCAGGAACCAGGAGCGGTCGGCGTCGACGGTGCCCCACTTGCCGAGGATGCCGAGGTTCCCGGCGGTCAGCGTCATGTCGGCGTCGAACTCGGCGCGGATGTCGAGGTCGCCGGTGATGTTCAGTGCCGCGACGTGCGGGGTGGAGACGTAGCCGGCCGGGTCACCGTCCAGCTCGAGGTGAGATGTGCTCGCGGGCAGATGCACCCGGACCGGGGTGTTGCGGCCGATGTAGCCGTACAGGTCCGACAGGGGGTTGCCGTCGCTGTAGCGGCCGGAGACGGCCGGGTTGACCTTGCTGCGCCCGTTGTTGAGCGTGAGCTTCAGCTTGCCCGGGTCGGTGCGCGAGCCCTCGTCGGGGCGACCGCGGGCGATGGTCATCAGGTCGCGGGTGAAGACGTCGGCGGTGATGTTCTGCCAGACGCCGTTGATCTTCAGGTCGGCCTGGATGTCGAGCGGGGTCTGCGGGAACGCCACGGCGTTGCCTCCTTTCTAGCGGCGCCGGTCGAAGGCGTTCCCTGTGGAGCCCCCGCCGTCGATACGGACGATCTTCCGGAACAGCTTCTTCAGGTCCTCGTCCGCGCCGCGCACGTCGACGACGACGCGGGTGACACCACCGCCCGCGGCCGCGCCGAGGACCGGCGCCATGCCAGCCGTGAGCGGGGCAGGGTGGACGGACTGCGGGGCCACGCCCGGGAGGCTGTCGAGGACGGCCTGAAGGGCGGGAATCTGGGCAACGATGCCGGTCCGGAATCCGTCGACCAGGGCCTCGCCGGAGTACGACGTGTAGCCGCGCCCGGAGAACGGCCCCTCCTTGGCCGGCGAGAACGGGAAGAAGTCGCGGGCCGCGGAGACCACGCTGCTGGCCGCGTCCCGCACGCTCCCGATCCGCGCCTTGATGCCGTTGATGAACCCGGAGATCAGAGCGGATCCCGAGTTGTAGAGCAGGTGGCCGAGGTTGCCGAGCGCTGAGGTGATCCTGCCGGGCAGGCCTCTCACCCAGTTGACCATCTCGGTGGCCTTGTTCACCGTGGCCGTCTTGATGCTGGACCAGTGCTTGATGATCAGGCCCAAGAGGGTCCAGTTGAGGAAGGCGTTGTACAGCTTCCCCGGGATTCCCTTCACCCAGTTGGTGATGGCGTTCCACCAGGACACGGCGGTGGCCTTGATGCTGGACCAGTGGCTGATCAGCAGGCCGATCAGGGTGAAGTTCATGAAGGCGCTGATCATCATGTCCTTCGCCCAGATCAGCTTGCCTACGATCCAGTTCCAGGCGGCCAGGGTCCAGGCCTTGATCTGGTCCCAGTACACGATGATCAGCGTGACCAGGCCGGCCACGGCCAGGATGATCCAGCCGATCGGGCCCATGGCGATCAGCCACTGTGCGGCCATGACCGCGGCCCAGGCGACCGCGCGCGCGGCCATGAGCGTGAACTGCACGGCCGCCGTCACGCCGGCCCGGAGGACGGCCAGGATCCACGTTCCGATGGACACCAGCGCCGACCCGGTCCAGGCGGCTGCGGTCGTCACGGCGGAAGCCACGGCCCCGGCAGCGATGCGCGCATAGGCGGCCAGGCCCATGACGTTCATCCGAACCCAGGTCGCCATGACGCCCCATGCGGAAGAACTGATGATGGCGTTGGCCCCGGCGACCACGGAAGAGACGGCCGCGTAGGTCGTCATGGCGGCCTTCACCACGAGGACCGTGCCGGCAAGCCCGGCGAGGGTGTAGGCCAGCGGCTCGAACACGGCCTGGTTGTCCATGGCGAAAGCGACGAACCCGCCGGTGATCTCGGTGAGCTGGCTCATGGCCTTGCGGTGGAACGTCTCCAGCGCTGTCCCCGCGTTGTTGTTGAGGGCGTCGCCGCTGCGCTTGGCCGCGCCGCTGAAGTCGTCCATCGACCCGGACGCGCCCTTCAGGCCAGCGAGGAAGCCGGGGATGTCCTGGACGTTCATGTCCTCGAGCGGCGTGCCGAACAGGCTGATGGCGGCGTTGGCCTGGGTCGCGGGGTCCTTGATGCCGAGCAGGCCGTCGATGATCTGCTGGGTGGCGCCCTGGGCTGTCGATCCGCCGGCCAAGATCTTGTTCGCCATGGTCTGGGCATCCAGGCCGATGGAGTCGTAGGCGGCCACCGACTTCGCGGACATGTCCGTCGACAGGACCGTGAACTCTTTGACGGCGTCGCCCGCCTTGTCGATGCCGATCGCGCCCTTCGAGGATGCGTCGACCAGCAGCGCGAACGCCTGCTCGCCGGAGTAGCCGAGGGTGCGGAAGAAGCTGGAGTACTCATCCGAGGCGTCGAGGACGTCCTCGCGCAGTGAGGCCGGCACCCGCTGCGACGCGGCCGTGATCAGGTCGAACGCCTGGCTCGCGTCGGTGGCGAGGCCCGAGTTGATGAGCGTGCCCACGCTCTGCACCGCCCGGTCGACCTCGATGTCGAAGGTCGACGCGAAGTTCAGGGCGCTCTCGGTTGCGCCTTCCAGGGCGGCGCTCGACGCGGTGGACATGCCGTCGATGGACGACATGACCGCGCCGACGGCGGTGTTGACCTCCTCCATCGACTGGCCGTAGGCGTTGGCGTACAGGTCACCGGCCACGCTGCCGATGCGGGCGGACTCCTCCTCGGTGAGTCCCAGCTGCGCGGCCAGCTTGCTGTTCGCCTGGTCGATGCTGATGCTCTGCACCAGGCTCGCCCCGAGGGAGACGCCGGCCATGGCGCCGATCCCGGTGGCCACCTGGTCGAACCGCTCGCGCGCCGAGGACAGGCCCTGCTCGGTGTTGTCCCGTGCGACGAGGTTGAACACCAGCGACGTATCGCTCACTGGACGCCCCCTTGGTCAAGGGGGCGTCAGCGGCCCCTCTTCAGTTGTTCGTGCGCCTTGGTCTGGGCTTCCTCGTAGGCGTCCAGCCAGCCGAGATAGGCGTCCGTCTCCTCGACGGTGAAGGTGTCCCAGTCGCGGGCCTTGATCCCGAGCAGGCGCGCGGCGTCGCCCAGCCGCTTCAGACGGCGACTGGCGGCTGGGCTTTTCCCTCTTCCGCCGGGTCCTCGAATGCCTCGGCGATCTGCTCGTCGATGCGGGCCAGGATCATGGCGCGCTGGTCTGCCGGGGCGCCGTCGGCGGCCGCCTCGCGCAGCTGCTCCAGCTCGCCCTTGGAGTACGCCAGCTCCAGCTCGTCCCAGGCGAAGTCGACGTCGTCGAACTTCAGCGGCGGGTTGGTCCGCTTGAGGTACGTGTAGAGCAGGGCGCGCCTGCACAGGCTGCTGCCCTCCACGACCTTCTTGGTGAAGTCTGACCAGGTGGAGCCGGTGAGGCGCTCGATGTTCTCTCGTTCCGCGCTCATCAGCTTGCGCGGGTTGTAGGGCCAGCGCTGCGGGTCCTCGCTGCCCTCGGGCTTGTAGACCAGGTACACGTCTGTCTCCTCATCCGGCCCGCGCTGCGAGGCGCCGGGCCATGTTCTCCATGGCCGCCTCGACGGCCTCCTTGTAGACGCCCTCGCGCCCTTCGAAGGACCGGTCGAACCAGTCGGTCTTGCCGTGCTGCTGCGCCCACACCTCGCGGTTGCCGAACACGGGGTGGCGCCAGCCGCCCGCGCGGTTCATGCGCTTCGGCGCGTTGGGGAAGTTGCGGACGTTCTTCGTCTTGAAGGCCTTGACCCGGGCGCCGGACCAGCGGCCGCCCAGCTTCACCTCGGGACGGATCTTGCGTGCGATCGAGGACCGCAGAGCGGGGGCTGTGGGCAGGCCTGCCGAGGACACCGCCATGATCGAGGACTTCGCCTCAGCCGCCCCGGGCTTCAGCGCCTCGCGCATGTTCGCGGCGAGTTCCTTGCGCAGCTGCTTGCCGTCCTCCTCCGCGCGGATCGCGCGGGTGAGTGCGGCGAGACCCTGGTGGGTCTCGACGCCCAGGGAGAACGGCGGGCCCCCGCTGGCCATCAGACCGTTGCCCGCGTCACCGCGCCGCTGGTCGGGAAGGAGACACCCACCGTGGCCTCGTCACCGACGGACCCTTCGATGGGATTCCACCCCTTGATCAGGATCGACCCGGTGTACTTCGGATTGGACGTACCGACCGCGGCCTGGTCGCCGCGCACCTCGAAGGCGACGACCGTTCCGAGCAGCGGCCACATGATGGAGTCCAGCTGGGATGCGGCGAAGTCCTGGAGGAACTCCACCGACAACTCCGCGGACTTCAGCCCACCGAGGACTTCCTTCCAGCCGGCGGACGAGTACGTGGTGACGTCCTTGTCCTCGACCTCGACCGACAGTTCGGCCTTCTTCGTGTAGGCGCTCAGAGTGGTTCCGTTGATGGACAGGTACTGGGCGAGCAGGACCATCTTGGCCATGACGCGGGCCCCCTTCCAGGGCATGCTGACGACCCCGGTGTGGGCCGGGTTGGGAGGTGGTGCAGGTGGCTACCGAATGCCGAGCGTGGCGGCGAACAGGAACGAGGGCGTGGTGCCGGAGACCGTCCAGGCGATCCGCCACCAGGCGTCCGTGATCGCGGTCCCGTCGGTGCGCAGGGCCTGCCCGCCAGCGGCCGTAGCCGCGGCGAAGGTGAGCCGGGTGGTGGGCGCCGCGAAGGTGTTGTCCGGGGCCGACTCGACGCGGGCCGTGATGCTCGGGGTGGTGCCGGTCGCGGACAGCACGTGGAGCGCGGCGTACATGCGCTTCCCCGTGATGACGGCTCCCACGTTCAGGCCGGTGCCCGTGCCGGTGGAGGTGCGGGCGGTACCAGGCGGATGGGCGAACTGACCGCGCACCAGGGGCCAGCTGCTCTTGATGGAGCCGGACCAGGGGGCGACCTCGCCGACCGCGTCGAACAGCGTGTACGAGGACCGCAGCGCGCTGGTGAAGTACGCCAAGTCACCGACGCTGGCCGAGTTGTTGGCGCTGATGGACCAGGGCCCGACGCCTCCCAGCTGGGACCAGCTGGAGTCGTCGACCTTGGTGGGGTCGCCCGCCTCCCACTGCCCCTCTGCGGAGATCTCGGCGGAGCCGAGTCCGCCGATGCACTCGTTCCATCCGGCCGATGCGTAGTTGGTGGTGTCCTTGTCCTCGATCTCGGCGGACAGCTCGACCTTGTTGGACTGGCTGGTGAGGTCGACGCCCAGGGCGAACGTGCGGACGTTGGTCAGGATCGTCTTGCTCACGTCGCCTCGCCCTCCGGTTCGGCCGTCTTGCGGCGGCGGCCGCGCGGCTCCTCGGCGGTGACCCGTTCAGCGACGCCGGACGCGACCAGGTGCGCGGCCTCAGCGGTCGGCAGCTCGGCGTCCTCGCCCTTGGGCGGCCACGGCTCGCCGTTGCGGGTGGCGCCCTCGGGCATCTCGACCAGCATGCGGATCTTCATCAGCTCCCCTCTCCGATGACCTTGATCATCAGTTCGGCGCCGACGTAGGTCGCGCCGGCGTGCTCGTACCAGCGGTATCCCTGCACGCGCATCACGTGCAGGTCGTGCGCGAGACCGCCCAGGGCGTACTCCCCGGGCGCACCGCGGGCGGCCTCGATCGCCTGCTTGAGGGAGGCGGGACCGGAGCCGGACAGCATGGCGTCGAGGATCTGCTGGGCGGCCTTGTCGTCACCCCGCCCGACGAGGACGCGGCTGGTGAAGATGAGTTCGTCCAGGCCCCGGGCCATGACCTTGTCGAAGGTCTGCTCGTACTCGGCGACGAAGAAGTGCGGAGCGATGACCGCGTCCGGCACGTAGCCGGAGCAGGTGAGCTTGGGCAGGCCGGCCGGGAGGACGACCGCGCGGGCCGCATCGGCGAGCGCCTCGCGCACGGCGGAGATCTGCATGGGCCGCTCCTCAGAATCCCGGGATGATGTACGGCTCGATCAGGTTCCAGACGTCCGGGTCCCGGCGGCTGAGGTTGCGCACGCCCCACTCGGCCGAGCCGATGATCCCCTCGGGGCTGTCCTTCCGCTTGTACAGGCGCGACGCCAGGATCAGCGCGGCCTCGTGAATGTCGTCCGGTACGGCTGGCCAGCCGAACCGTGCGGTTACCCGGAGGCGCGTTGTGACGGTGCCCCAGGTACCGAGCACTCGCAGCAGACCGGTGATCGGCTTGCCCTCGGTGAGGGCGTTGTCCGGGCTTGTCTCGTAGTCCGTGACGGCAGACCACGACGAGCCGGAGCCGGTCTCTACGACGAGGCCGGTCTCGCTGCCGATGTCGTCGACCAGGAACAGGTCGCCGTCGGACTCGCAGACGATGCGACCGCGCGGGTTGAACGTCCGTGCCACCGGGGCGGGGTCGAGCCAGAACCGGCGGCCGGTCGTCTTGTCGATGCTGCGCGACGCGGACGCCCGGGCCCGGTTCAGGTCCCCGTCCCGGGAGTCGTCGTCCGGCTCGATACCGAACTGGCTCTTCAGCTCTTCCAGGGTGACGTACTCGTTGGCCACGTCACGCCTGCTCGGGTCCCCGAGCGCGGCGGCCCTTCGGCGGCGTGGAGCGGGACGACGGAGCCCCGTCCTTCTCCGCGGCCGGCGGCTCGGCGCCGCGCAGGCGCAGCTGCTCGTCGACCTGGGCGACCCGGTCGTCCATGCCGCGGCCGACGTAGCCCGCACGCTCGCGCAGTAGGGCGGCGACCATCGGGTCCTCGGTCTGGGGGGTGTCGCTCATGGCGGTACTCCTGGGGTGATTGGGCGTGGCCGCCGGGCCCGCCCCGGATGAGGTGAGGGCGGGCCCGGCGGAGTCGGGATCAGACGCCGGTGAACGTGGGCGTCACCAGGCCGGTGCCCGCGATCTTGCGGGCCTGGGCGTACCGGGCGTGCGTGTACGCGAAGTAGCCGTACACGACCAGGAGCACGCCGAGGCTGGCCGCCTTCGTCTGCTCCGCCCGGATGAACATCGGGGCGGACGGGTCCTCCCACAGGTGGCACTCGGTGCGGTCCACGAGGTAGATCTCGTCCTCGTTGGTGCCCGCGCCGAGGTTGGTCGCGATGTTGTTGTCGACGACGACCGGCGTGCCGTTGGGCAGGACGCCGCGGATGCCGCGGCCGTAGGCCTCGGCGTAGTTCGTGCCCAGGGTCTGGGTGACGATGCCGGGCTGGGTGATGAGCGGCCACGTGGCGCCCATCGCGTTCTGCATCCAGTACCAGCGCCGCGAGTGCATGACGGCCAGGTTGTCGCCCGAGGCCATGTCGAGCATGGCGGACTCGATGCCGGCCAGCCCTTCGAGAACCTTCGGGTACAGCTCGGCCGCGGTCGGCGTGCCGTCGGTGTAGGCGACGGTGGTGGCCACGTTGGTCAGGCCGTTGGTCGCCTGGTTCAGGATCGTGTTGTCCAGGCGGGTCGCGTACCGGCGGAACAGGTCGTCGAGGACGACGGCCTCCACACCGGCGCCGCGCTCGATCGCCTGCCGGGAGAGCGTCTGCTGCCCGGCGTTCGTCTGCACGTTGAACGTCAGGAGCGTGTCGTCGATGTCCTGCTCGGTGACGGCCGAGTTCTCCGACGCCTGGAGCCCGGTGTCGGTGGACGTGGTGATCCGGGACAGGTTGACGGTCATGCCCGTCGGGGGCAGGTCGTGCCGTGTACAGGCGTCCGCGAACGGGCGCTTGGCGGCCGCAGCCGGGGCGTACATGTCGGTCAGGTACTGCGGCACGACGAGGCCGGTGAACGCGGCGGTGCCGGCCGCGCGCACCAGCTGGTCGCCGCGCTCGACGCGCTCTTCCTGCATGTGCCGGGCGAGGCGGGCCTGGGCGTCGTAGTCGCCCATGAACGCGGCCGCCACGTCGCGCTCGAACATCGCGCCGCGCCGGTCCTCGTCGGGCCGGTACGTCCGCTCGTCCTGCCCGACCCGGTGCACGCGGTCGTAGGCCGGGGCCCGGTTCGCGGCCGGGACGGTGCGGGCCTGGAGCGTTGCGAGTTCGTCCTCGCGGACCTGCTCCGCCTCGAGGCCGGCGAGCGCCTCCTGGCGGCGGGTGACCTCGGCGTCCGCGGTGTCGCGCAGGGCGACCTGCGCGGTGACCGCGTCCTCGGTCAGGTTCTCGTCGGAGCGCAGCGCCATCAGCGCGTCCTGCTCCCTCTGTCGGGTGGCGATCGCCGTGTCCAGCGCGGTGCGCGCCTGGGCGATCAGCTCGGCGAGAGTCATCTCGTCGGTCCTCTCTCTCGTGATTTCCAGGGCGCCCAGGTCCAGACAGACGGCCACCCGAGGCATGGCGCCGGGTGGTCTCGTGCGTAGAGAGCGCAGGGCAGTTGCTCCCGCCGGGCGGCGGGAAGATCAGGGGGTCAGCGGGCGAGCGCGATCTCGAGCAGCGCCCGGGCCCGGCCGTGCACCGGCGCGGCCGCAGGCTGGCGCATGCTCGCCCCGGTGTACGGGTTGGCGCCGTAGCCGACGATGGCGACGTCGCCTCGGTGGATGTCGTACCGGTTGATCCGGTACTCGGTGTAGTCCGGGGACCACTGGCCCGACTCGATGCGGAACGCGAACGACATCTCGTCGACCAGGCCGGACCGCAGCTTCGGGGCGATGTACGCGACGTCGTAGTCCGCGGGGTCCAGGGCGGGCGCGCGCACGTCCAGGCCGTCGGCGCTCTCGGTGAGGAACAGCGTGCCGGTGGTGGTGCGGGCCATGCGCCGCAGCTGGTCGTGCCCGAGAACGAGCGGCACGTCGAGGTCGGCGCGGGCGAGAGAGTCGGAGCCGGCGCCCTCGGTGACGATCTCGGTGTACGGGCCGAACATGTCCCACATCTCGTAGGCCTGCTCGTACACCGAGGCGCGGCCGACGAACTCCAGCGTGCCGCCGCCGTCGCCGGACTCGCGGACCTGGACGCCGGAGAGCGTGGCGCGGACGGTGGCCCGGGCGGCGGCGTGCTCGGCGCAGCGGCGCTGTGAGGGGCGGTCGGCGCGCTGCCGGATGGTCTGTGCTCGTTCGGCCGCAGCGGCGGCGAGCGCGGGTGTGGTCATGGCGTAGCTCCCGGTACGGCGGTCGTGGGTTGCGCGGGGACGGACCGCGAGCCGAACAGCCGGTCGAACTCGGCGAGCTGGTCCTCGGTGAAGGGCGGCAGGTTGTCGAGCGCCCGCGCCTCGGACGGGGCGAGCGTCCGGTTGGTGATGCGCGCGCCGATGGTGCGGGCACGGGCCTCGGGGTCCATGCGCAACAGCGCGTCGGTGTTGAGCTTCACGAACCGTGGACCGCTGACGAGCTTGCGGCTGAAGGCGTCCTCGCGGCGGCCGACGGCCGGGCCCAGATTCATGATCAGGAACTGGAGGTTGCGCTGCGAGATGCTGGCGTAGGTGACGCTGCTGCCCGACACCGCCACGTCGATCAGGTCGCCCGGGCAGCCGAAGAACCGCGCGATGTCGGACGCGCCGTACTGCCGGGCCTCAAGGAATGCCGATGCCGAGGCGGTGGCCTGGATCGGCTTGTACTCCCAGTCGTTGCCGTGGACGAACAGTCCCGACTCGTCGACGGCTGCACGGAACTGCTCGCGGGCAACGCGCGCGCCCGCCTTGTCGACGACCTTCTGGTTGTTCTTCAGCTCAGCCAACGGCACCGCGCCGGCGGCGAACCAGTCGCGCGCGAACTGCTGCGCGGACAGGGTCTCCTCGATCGTCCACGCGGCGTAGGCCACGGGGGACAGGCCGAGCGGGACTCCGGCGACGGTGTACTGCTTCTCGTGCCAGACGTCCCACGGCTCGTACTCCTGGCCGCCGATGACGTACTTCGTGATCGTCGACCCGTTCCCGCGAACGGAGACCGAGCCCAGCTCGACCAGTTCGATTCGGCCGGGCAGACCGCGCCCGTCCGGGCCGATGACGCCGGTCCGTTCGGTGATGATCCCGAAGCAGTTGCCGCCTCGGTCCAGGTCGAACTGGGTGGAGTACATCCACTCCCGGATGCCGACTTCGGTTCCGCCCGGGGAGACCAGGACGGGCGGCTTGGGCACCTCGACCTGGATGCCATTGACGTACCGGTACACGTCGATCGGGAAGCTGGACACCAGGTCCGCCCGCAGCCGCAGGCAGGCCCACACGGCGGCGTTCCGCAGCGCCGTCTCGTTGGTGACCGGCACCCTGCCCGTGCGCCCGTGCCGGGCCCGCGCCAGGAGATCCTCGGCAGAACTGATCTGCGCGTCCCGAGTGAACATCTGCTTCAGCCTCGACCCGACACCCACGGCCCGCCCCCTCTCACGCGAACGAGTCCGCGATGTCGTAGTCCTCGAGCACGTGCGGGCCCCGGATCAGCAGCGCCCACCGGGCGAACGTCGCAGCACACAACGGGCTGATGTCGACCAGGGAGTTCGTGCGGTCGAGCGTCCACGCGTCTCCGTTGCGGCGCGTGCGCGCACCGTTCACGGCCGCCGTGAGCGGCACCTGGTCGAGGTGCTGCACAGTGCCCTGGTTCATGGCGTCGGCCATCTGCCCGCACGCCTCGGTGATGTCTCCGGCCCGCATGACGGCCAGATCGCCGCGCTCCGGGTGCTCCTTGTCCTTGGGCACCTCAATGCCTGCCGCGACTAGGTCGTCGATCAGCGAGCCGGCCGGGGCGCCAGACGAGGCGACCGCCACGGCGACGGGGTTCCACAGCTTGTGCAGCCGCGCCACCGCGGGCACCACCCAGTCCGTGCCGGGCCGGTGAGCCACGACCTCCATGTGCACCTTGCCGTCCGGCCGCAGGGAGGCCGCGCTGATCGCCGCCCGCTTCCGGTCCTGCGACACGTCGATGGCCAGAGCTACGCTCGCCGCCACGGGCTTGCTGTCCGCGTCGACCAGGCCCGACCACTTCGCCTTCGGCACGTTCGGGTCCGACGGCGGTGCCGGCTTCCGCGTCCGGTTCAGGTACGCCCGGTCGAAGCCGCTCGGGTCGTTGGCCATCTTCTCCAGCTCGGACCGGATGACCGCCTCAGAGACCGTGTGCCCCAGCGCGGGCAGCGTCGCCGCCCACGTCGCCGGATCGTCGCGCGGCATGTCCTCCGGCGCGTACCACTCGAAGTACGCGGACGTCGGGCGCATCGCGTCTTCGTCCTCTGCGAGCGCGGCGAACAGCGCCTCGATCAGCGCCCGGCCTGCCTCCCGCTTCTTGTTCAGCCACACGCTCTTCGTCGTGCCGCCGGCCGATGCCCACCACAGCTGAGCCATGGGACGCGTCAGCATGGCCGGGCTGAAGGCCTGCTCGAGCCGGTCGTCCTCGTGCGCGAACGCCTCGTCGATGAACCCGAGGTCGAGCGGCGGCCCGTGGGCGGCGCGCTCCGTGTTCGCGGTGATGCCCATGCGGCTCCGCTTGCCGGGCCACAGGATCGCCTCGTTGCCGTTGCTCTTCCGGATGCGGGCGTACTTGGCCAGGGCCGAGCCGGAGATCTTCTCCCAGAACTCGTCTTCCCAGCGCTTCCGTGCGTCGTTGCGGGTTTGGGCCGCGTACACGATGTTCTGCCCGGGGAACGCGAGCGACCGGTGAACCTGGGCGGCAAGGCACAGCTCGGTCTTTCCCTGCTGCCGGGAGACGGACAGGCCGACCTCACGGTGCGCGAACCTGCCCGTCGCCGGGTCGATCTCCAGGGCGACATCCGACACGTACTTCTGCCACGGCATCGGGTCGGCGCCGAGCCGCTCCATCACCTTCCACAGCTTCGGCCCCAGGGACTGCCGGTCCGGATGGCGCGGCGTCCCCCAGCGCGGTGGGCACGTCAGCCCGTACCGCTCGTACAGATCCTCGGCGAACTCAGTCGGGGGAGCCCAGGTCCCCGAGGTCGTCGTCATCTTCAGCGGCCCGCCCCTCCAGCAACTGGGCGAGCGTCTGCCGGAGCTCGCGGGTCAACTGGGGCAGCAGCTTGTCGTCCTGGGCGACGGGCTCCCCGCACGTGTCGCACGCGCCGGTCGCCGCGGCGTCGATCCGGCCGGCCAGCGTGTACGCCAGCTCGGACAGCGACGGCTCGACGCCGACCAGGTCGCCGAGCTGTTCGACGTCGCTGCGCACGGCGTCCTCGACCGAGCCCATGGCGCCCCCTTCCAAGATCGTCCGGGGGTCATCGGCCCGGGGAGAGAAAAATAAAAGCTGGGCGCGGGGTTGCGAT